TTCTGCATCGCCGGTCTCTTAAAAAATTCCCCGGGGGATGGATATTTGGAGGCTTTTTAGTGCCAAATCCCCTGGGTTTATCGCTAAAACCCAGCCAAAACCGCCACAAACCACCCATGTAGTCACCAAAAGAGCCCTTCAAGTTCAAATAAGTCTTCCTCCTTTCGACCCGTTGATCTCCTTTCAGAGCATGATATTGGGCTTGGAGGGTTCTTTTGACGATTACATGCACAAGTAAAGGAGAGTTACATGAGAAGAAAGCCAGAGAATACGTCTTCTGTGAAACTGCGACCAGCACTTTCACCGGAAGCAGAAGAAAATCAGATGATTGCTCTGGCCACTCAGGCGGCCAAGAAGCAGCTTCTTGAGGGAACAGCTTCGGCGCAAGTTATTTGCCACTATTTAAAGCTCGGGACAGCAAAAGAGAAGCTTGAACGAGAGAAACTATCTGGGGAGATAGAGCTTGTAAAAGCTAAGACAGAAGCCTATCAGGTCTCAAAGCGTGCTGAGGAGCTGTATGCGGACGCCATTGACGCGATGAGATCATATGGAGGTGTGTTCTTTGATAAGGACGTATAGTGAGCTCATCAGCATTCCTACTTTCGAAGAGCGTTACAGATATTTGAGGCTTGGCGGTGGGGTCGGTCGAGAAACATTCGGTGCGGACCGCTATGCAAATCAGGCGCTGTACAGATCCAGTGCTTGGAAGACATTTCGGGATCGAATGATCATACGGGACAACGGATGCGATTTGGCAATTCGTGACCGAGAGATATTTGGCTACATTCTGCTGCACCATTTGAATCCAATTACTATTGATGATGTGGTTGGCAGATCCTCAAAACTATTTGACCCAGACAATGTGGTTTGCGTGAGCCTAAACACGCATAATGCTATTCACTATGGTGACGAGAATCTGCTCACTCCTTCCAAACCAACGGTAAGGCGTCCTGGCGATACTTGTCCTTGGAAGGAGGTTTAAGTTGGAGGATAGTATTCTGATTTCGGTCAAAAAGATGCTTGGAATCGAAGCTGATTACAAGGCGTTTGACGCAGATGTAATCATGTGCATTAACGCGGTATTTGGAACGTTACATCAGCTTGGGGCAGGGCCGTCTGATGGATTTAAGATCACTGGCGAAGATGAAACCTGGGGGGATTACCTCACGTATGGAAAAGAGATAGAGGAAGTTAAGACTTACGTGTATCTTCGCACTAGGTTGCTATTTGATCCGCCGGATCGAGGAAACATTTTAAGCTCGTTTCAGGATCAGATTCGTGAACTCGAATGGAGGATTGTTGTGAAGGTGGACGAGTATAAGACGGAGGCTGGCTTATGACAGATTATTTAGTCCATCACGGAATTAAAGGGCAGAAGTGGGGTGTGAGACGCTTCCAGAACGAAGATGGGTCATTAACTCCAGCTGGCAGAGAGCGGTATTATTCTGAAGAGGAGCGGCGTAAGATTAGAAAAAAAGATTCTCTAATCGAGAGGGCTAAGGTCGGTTATGCTAGGAGTCTACATCAGGATCGTGTTCATCATGACTGGTATACACCGTATGAAACGGCGAGAAAACAGTTCAATAGTAAGTTAAAAACCATAAATGCAAAGTATGATTATACTGGTGAGCGTGGGCATTACGTTAATGCTAACGGCAAGTTTATCAAGGAAGAGGACACTAATAATTATTACAAAGATCTTGATAAGGCGTGGCGAGAATCTTACACTAAGGCGTTGCTTGATTATATTGGCGAGGAGCCTTTAACCACTTCCGAAAAACAGGTTATGACAGGAAGAGAATGGGTAAATTCTGCTCCAAGTATAGATTTATATAGCAGACTAATTAGAAGATATGATTATTAAGATCGTTAAGCATGGGAAGGCGGTTTAAAATGCTATCAAACACTGCAACACCGTATTACTATGGTCTTTTTAGGCGAGATGTCCTTGCTGGGAAGATCCCGGTGTGCAGGGAGATCTCGATGGAAATGAATCGAATCGATGATCTGATAGCAGATAAGCGATTCTACTACGACGATGAAGCCGTTAACGGGTGGGTGCGTTTCTGTGAAAACGAAATGACTCTTACTGACGGCAGCGATCTGCACCTTCTCGACTCGTTCAAGTTATGGGGCGAGCAGATATTTGGCTGGTATTACTTTGTCGAGCGGAGTGTTTACGAACCAAATGAAGACGGGCACAGTGGTCATTACGTTCGGAAGATGATCAAGAAGCGCCTTGTAAACAAGCAGTATCTAATTGTTGCAAGAGGCGCGGCAAAATCCATATACGACTCCACAATTCAGCATTACTTCTTAAACGTAGACACGTCTACTACACATCAGATCACTACGGCCCCAACTATGAAGCAGGCAGAAGAAGTGATGTCTCCGATAAGGACAGCCATCGCCAGGGCTAGGGGGCCGCTTACGAAGTTTCTTACTGAAGGGTCACTTCAGAACACCACTGGATCAAAAGCAAATCGATGCAAGCTTGCGTCTACCAAGAAGGGAATAGAAAATTTCTTGACCGGATCAATTCTTGAGGTTAGGCCGATGAGCATCGACAAATTACAAGGCCTTCGATGCAAGATTGCAACGGTTGACGAATGGCTGTCAGGAGATATTCGAGAGGATGTTGTTGGCGCAATTGAGCAAGGTGCATCGAAACTTGATGACTATCTCATCGTTGCGACCAGCTCGGAGGGAACAGTTAGAAATAGCTCTGGCGATACAATCAAAATGGAGCTAATGGAGATCCTTCGAGGTGAGTATGTTAACCCGCATGTGTCTATATGGTACTACCGGCTCGATGACGTGAAAGAAGTTAATGATCCTGCAATGTGGGTCAAAGCGAACCCAAATCTCGGAAAAACGGTAACCTACGAGGTGTATCAGCTTGATGTGGAAAGAGCCGAGAAAGCACCAGCAGCAAGAAATGACATTCTCGCAAAGAGGTTTGGGATTCCTATGGAGGGATACACGTACTTCTTTACGTACGAAGAAACCATTCCTCACAGGAAACGTGACTTCTGGAAGATGACTTGTGCATTGGGGATCGATTTATCACAGGGCGGCGACTTCTGTGCATTCACATTTATGTTCCCATTGCAGAACGAGTGCTATGGCATCAAAACCCGATGCTACATTTCCAGTTTGACACTTAATAAACTCCCAGGCGCTATGCGGCTGAAGTACGAACAGTTTATCGACGAGGGATCTCTTATGGTTCTTGAGTGCACTGTTTTGGACATGATGGAGGTATATGAGGATCTTGACGCATTCATAGAGCATAACAAGTACGATGTCCGTTGTGTTGGTTATGACCCATATAACGCAAGGTCGTTCATAGAGCGTTGGGAGGCTGAGAACGGGCCGTATGGAGTCGAAAAGGTAATACAGGGCGCTAAGACGGAGTCTGTTCCTCTTACTGAACTTAAGACTCTGGCCGAACAAAGAATGCTCCTTTTTGACGAGGAGCTCTTTTCTTATACCATGGGAAACTGTATCACCGTTGAGGATACAAACGGCAATAAGAAATTATTAAAGAAGCGCTATGAGCAGAAGATCGACGCCGTCGCAGCACTGATGGACGCATATGTTTCTTACAAGCTCAATAAGGAAGCGTTTGAGTAAGGAGGCGCAATGTGTATTTAGCTCATTATGGTATAAAGGGCCAGCGGTGGGGCTTTAGAAGATTTCAAAACGAGGACATGTCATTAACTCCTGCTGGAAGGGAACGGTACGGGAGATCTAGAAAGCAGAAGGATTTAAACTCGGATCCTTTATACGCTGCAGCAAAAGGGGTTATAGGCGAAAAAAAAGTGAGTAAAGCTGTTGATAGTGTCGAGAAAATGGAGAAAACGAGCAGTTCTCTCGAAAATATGGCTTACAAGTACAAAGCCCGGCGCATGTCTGACGAAGAGCTTAGGTCGGAAATCGATAGCATGATTGCTAAGCAGACAGAAACTGCTGAGCGTAGAATACTTGAGGAGCAGTATAGAGGGCTAAAGAACCAAGAGATTAATACCGGTAGGGAGGCAGTTCGTGATGCAATAGAAGTAACCGGTAAGGTCATTACTGGTGCTACTGCCGCCGCTACTCTTTATCTCCTTATGAGAGATGTTGCTAATAGATAGGGGGTAGTTATGTACTACATCGCACATAGTGCAAAAGGGTCTACATGGGAAGACCACATGTACGTAAAAAAAGTAGACGGAAATTATTACTATCCGGACAGTTACGCTGGTGGACGCCATATTAGTAGCCTTAGAAAAAAGAAAAAGAACGCTAGTGGCTCAGCGGCAACTGGTCCTGCTACTGAACTAGGAAAAAGCAGGGCGGCTTATGGCCCCGGAATGACCGTAAAATCATCGGAGTATACGGAAGGGGACACCGACTTTGACGAAAAAAACTATTCAGATGAAAACCTGTTGGGCGATACCGATTTTTATGGCTTTCAGAAAGAGGATGGTTCGTATGTAATTCTTGAAGAAGACAACAAATGGGTCGTTCCTCCCGGCAAAGATGTGAGTGAAGTCAAAGACGCTCTTGAAAAATTTAGCAAGTATGCGGAGGAGCGATATCAGTCTGGGAAGCCTTTGAAGTCAAAAGAATGGATGCAGTATGCAAACAGAACGATCGAGGGCGCCATTAAGGACAAGAAAGAAAACGAAATAGCAGAGCATTCTGGTATCCGTGAGGAGAGCAAAACGATGAGCGATTATTTAGTACATCATGGCATTAAAGGCCAGAAGTGGGGTGTAAGGCGATTTCAGTATGAAGATGGCACACTCACTCCGTTAGGTAGAAAGAGGCTTGGTATCGGGGATAGTCTCAGAGAAGGCGCTTCTAAAATCATGGGGCGTTTTAGTAAAGGTGCTTCTGGTGTTGTCGGCAATGTTAAACAGGCACGTGCTAAAAAAGTTAGCGCGGCCGAGGCGGCTGCAAAGAAACGTAACGATGCGTATGAGAAGTATTTGAAGAATCCAAAGGACAAAGCTGCTAAAAAAGCTTATCATCAAGCGGAGCAGGAGTATTCGGATTCTCTGAACAGCCCGCTTCTTGCTCTGGATCGAAACAAGCTGATTGCAAAGGCGCAGAGAGAAAAGGGGGAGCTAGCAAAAGCTAGGGCTGAGGAGCTCGATAAAGAGGTCAAGTCTGGAAAAGGTGGCTTTGGAACAAAGGTTGATCGCTTCAAGACTGGCTTCATGGCTCGCGAATACGAAGCTCAGGCATACGATGCTGAAACCGAGGGAATGCAGAAGATACATAAGGCAGTGTCCAATAGTAAAATATTACAGAGCAACTTAGGCGAAGAGGGGGCCAAGGATCTTGCTAACACCGGCTATAGGATGCTAGAAGAACTTGGCATTAAATTCTGATCGTTCAGTGAGGACTATTTCAAAATGGCTAATAAATTTATAGAGAGGCTAAAGAATTCATGGAATGCATTCTTTAGCAGAGATCCGACGGAGCCTCCAAAGTATGAGATTACTCAATACGGAGCATCAATGAATCCCGGAAGGGTTCGGTTGTACAAAGGCGGAGATCGATCGCTTATCACTGTAGTGTTTGGCAGGATTGCTGTCGATTGCTCGTCGATCAACATTGAGCATGTTCGGATCGATGAAAACGGCAACTTCAAGGAGCAAATTAAGTCGAGGCTGAACAGCATTTTCACAGTAGAAGCGAACATCGATCAGACTTCAAGAGCGTTTATCAGGGATATAGTGATCTCAATGCTCGACGAAGGTTATGTCGCCGTTGTTCCAGTCGATACCAACAGGGACCCGTGGCAAACTGACTCGTACGATATTCTTACCATGCGTGTCGGGAAGATTGTTGAATGGTATCCGCAGGCTGTTCGGGTCATGCTGTACAACGACAGGACTGGTCAAAAACAGGAGATTGTTGTGCCGAAGTCGGACACGGCGATCATTGAAAACCCGTTCTATCTGATCATGAACGAACCGAACTCGATTTACCAGCGCCTTCTTAGAGTCCTTGGTAAGCTCGACATTGCGAACGAGCAGACTGCAAGCGGAAAGCTGGATCTTATTCTGCAGCTTCCGTATGTAATTAAATCGGAGTCGCGCAAGGATCAGGCTGAAAGAAGGAGACAGGAGCTTGAAGAGCAATTAGCCGGAAGTAAGTATGGTGTTGCTTACACTGACGGAACGGAAAAGGTTATTCAGCTTAACCGATCGTTGGAAAACAACTACTGGGTTCAGGCAAAGGAATTACTTCAGATTTTGTACAATCAGCTGGGTCTTACTCAGGAGATATTTGATGGCACGGCCGATGAAGCAACGATGCTGAACTACTACAACAGAACAATAGATCCTATAATGTCTGCCATTACGGAGGAGTTCCAGAGAAAATTCATTTCTGAAACTGCTCGTTCGCAAGGGCAGGCGATTCTTTATTTTAGGGATCCGTTCAGACTTGTTCCTGTAAGTCAGCTTGCGGATATTGCTGATAAGTTCACTAGAAACGAGATCATGTCTTCTAATGAAGTAAGAGCGGAAATCGGCTATAGGCCCTCTGATCAGCCAGGGGCAGACGAGCTTCGTAACAAGAACATTAACCAGAAAAGTATGCCGGAAGCAGAACAGCCGATGGCAGAAGACTCGCAGGAGGAAATTCAAAATGCCGAAGACGTATGATTTTGCTGGATGGGCGACGAAGAACAACCTTCTTTGCTCTGACGGCAGAACAATTAGGCAGAACGCCTTTGCTGATAATGACGGAAAGGTTGTTCCGCTGGTTTGGAATCACCAGCATAACGATCCTAATAACGTGCTCGGACATGCGCTCCTTAAGAACGAACCTGAAGGAGTCAGGGCTTATTGCACGTTTAACGACACTGAGCAGGGCAACACGGCACGAGCACTTGTGTCGCATGGAGATATTGCTTCGCTTTCGATCTGGGCGAATCAGCTCAAGCAGAAAGGCGGCGATGTGCTCCATGGCCTTATTAGGGAGGTAAGCCTCGTTCTTTCCGGAGCTAATCCCGGGGCAACTATTGACGATATCGTGGAGCATGGCGACGACGGATGCTCCGCAATCATTTATCCGATGGAGGGTTTGGATATGTATCATGCTGATGATAAGGAAGAGATGACTGGACGAGATAACTCCGCACCCCAGAAGGCGCAGACAAAAGATACGGCCGACGGCGGCGAGACCATCCAGGATATCTTTAACACACTTACCGACAAACAGAAGAATGCCGTGTATGCACTTGTTGGCTATATGATGAAAGACAAGAGATCCGCTGCGGCAGATGAAGACGATGACGAAGATGGAGGAGATGACTCTATGAAGCATAATGTATTTGAGAACGATTACACCCAGGAAAACACCTATCTTAGCCACTCCGACATGGAGGCGATCTTTGCTGATGCGAAGCGCTGCGGCAGCCTGAAGGAAGCAGTGGAGAACGCAATCGGCGAGGACGGTGTCCTTGCTCATTCTATTGACACCACTGGAATGGAGACCGCTACCGGCTCTCAGACCTATGGGTTTAACGACCCGTCCATGCTGTTCCCGGAGTACAGGTCCCTTAACAACCCGCCGGAGTGGCTCTCCCGTGAGATGGGATGGGTGAAGAAGGTCATGGCTGGTGTTCACCACACTCCGTTCAGCAGAATCAAGTCTGTATATGCTGACATCACCGAGGACGACGCCCGGGCAAGAGGTTACATTAAGGGTAAGCAGAAGAAGGAAGAGGTCTTCACGACCCTTAAGAGAACCACTGATCCGCAGACCATTTATAAGAAACAGAAGATGGATCGTGATGACATTATTGATATTACCGACTTTGACGTGGTTGCCTGGATCCGGGCTGAGATGAGAGTGATGCTCGATGAGGAAATCGCCCGTGCTATTCTGATTGGTGATGGCCGGCCGGCCGATTCCGACGACAAGATCAAGGAGCAGAACATCCGTCCGATTGTAAAGGACGTTCCGCTGTTCAACGTCAAGGTTAATGTTGACACCACAGCTCAGGACGATTCCACTTCTAAAGCCAAGAAGACGATCGACGCCGTCATTCGCGCAAGAAAGAACTACAAGGGCTCCGGCAATCCGACGTTCTATACCACCGAGGATGTGCTTACCGAGATGCTTCTGATCGAGGACCAGCTCGGCCATAAGCTGTATAAGACTGAGGAGGAGCTGCGCACTGCTCTGCGTGTGAAGGAGATCGTCCCCGTCGAGCCGATGGAAGGCTACGAGGTCGACGACAAGAAGCTTATCGGTGTAATCGTTAATCTGGCCGACTATAATGTTGGCGCGGACAAGGGCGGTCAGGTCAATATGTTTGATGACTTCGACATTAATTACAACCAGTACAAGTACCTGATCGAGACCAGAATGTCCGGCGCCCTGATCAAGCCGTTCTCTGCCCTCACGATCCTTGAGAATCCGCAGGCCTGATTTCAAAATAAGGGGTGAATGCTATGAAGTATTACGGGTCGGTAGGCTATGCGACGATCGAGGAGAATGACGATACTGGCATCCATGTCGAAAACGTCGTGGAGCGTTCGTATTACGGGGATGTTCTTCGCAATTCGGCTGGCTGGCAAGGTGCCGAGCATCTTAATGATGACAGGAAGGTCAATGTTCAGATTAGTATAGTGGCTGATCCGTATGCTTTACAGCATTTTAGTGATATTCGATATGTTCATTGGATGGGCGACAAGTGGAAAGTCAACACGGTAACTCCGGCGTTCCCTCGTCTGGTTTTGGACATTGGAGGTGTTTACAATGAGCAGAAGACTTGAGCTCCATAATATTCTCAAGAGCATTCCTGGGGTAAAAAAAGCTTACTTCCAGCCTCCAGAGTCTGTAAAACTAGTTTATCCGTGTATTGTGTACGATCGAATCAATGAGCAGTCACTATTTGCTGACAACAATCGATACACAATGTGGAATGGGTATGATCTTCTTGTCATAGATCCCAATCCGGATACGGAAATTCCTGACAGAATTCTTCAGCTTCCGTATACAAGACTTGACCGAACATACACAAAAGACAACTTGAATCACTATGCGATCAGACTTTACTTTTAGGAGGTTTTAGCTATGGCTATACTTGAATGGGACAAAACGTCCGAAAAACTGTACGAAACTGGTACAAGAAATTGCGTGCTTTACAAGCAGTCTGCCGATGGTACTTATCCGAAGGGCGTAGCATGGAACGGTATTACCGCGATCACCGAGTCTCCGTCCGGCGCGGAAGAGACCGCTCTGTGGGCTGATGATATTAAATACCTTTCCCTGAGATCTGCCGAGGAGTTCGGTGCAACGGTTGAGGCGTACACCTATCCGGATGAGTGGGCAGAGTGCGATGGCTCTGCCGAGCTTACAACTGGTGTTGTAATTGGGCAGCAGCCGAGAACTTCTTTCGGCCTTTGCTACAGAACCGTGCTTGGCAATGACACTCAGCTTGATAACCACGGCTATAAGCTGCATATGATTTACGGTGGAACGGCTTCTCCGTCTGAGAGAGCATACCAGACTGTTAACGATTCCCCGGAGGCTATCACCTTCTCCTGGGAGATCACAACCGTTCCGGTTCCGGTGAAAGGTGCTAAGCCGACCGCTTGCGTTACCATCGATTCCACGAAGGTTGACTCCACTAAGCTTAAAGCTCTGGAAGCTATTCTGTACGGAACTGATCAAGTAGACGCCAGACTTCCGCTCCCGGACGAGATCAAGACCCTGCTTGCTTGATAGGCTTTAAATTCAGGCTCCGCCACAGGTCGTGCTGAGCGGAGCTTTTTTAGAAAGGAGATCATAATGTTCACAAGAAAAATTAAGTACAAGGATTACCTTGGCAATCAGAGAGAAGAGGAGTTCTTCTTTAATATTTCCCCCTCTGAAGAGATCAAGATGGAACTTGGGGAAAAGGGCGGATTGACTGCCAGAATCAATAAGATCATCGAGGCTCAGGACATTCCGGAGCTGGTGAAAATGTTTGATTTCTTCATCGACGCCTCCATCGGCTATGTTAGCCCGGACGGAAGAGAGTTCGTCAAAAGCGAGGAGTATACTAAGTCGTTCCACCAGTCCGCTGCTTATGATGAGTTCTACATTCAGCTTCTTACTGAAAAAGGTCTTGCCGCCGAATTCATTAACAGTATTATCCCGGATAACACGGATCTGACGGCACGAATTGAGAAAGCTGCTGCAGATCTTAAGGTTCTTCAGGCTGATAAGTAATATGCCGATCAAAATTTTTGTTCCTGGGACCAGGTTTTGGGACAAACGCATAGAGCAGTTTGTTTATAGCAAAGACACTACACTGCTGCTTGAGCATTCGTTGCTGTCAATTTCAAAATGGGAGCAAAAATGGCATGAGGCGTTTCTTGGCTATAAGGAAAAAACAACCGAGCAGTGGCTTGATTACATCAAATGCATGACAATCACACAGAATGTTGATCCACTTGTGTATTTGGCGTTGAGCGAACAGAATCTTCGAGATATTTTCGAGTACATCAAGGACCCGATGACTGCAACTACTATTAAGGAGCGTCCGGGGAAGAGACCGCAACGAGTGATAACAAACGAGCTTATTTATTGCTGGATGGCTCAGTTTGGGATTCCTTTTGAGTGTGAGAAATGGCATCTGAACAGGTTGATGACTCTGATTCGCGTTTGTTCCGAAGAGGCTAACCCAGGGAAGATGAGCAAGCAAGACATTTACAAGAGCAATCACGCTTTAAATGCCGCCAGAAAAGCTAGATTACATACCCACGGATAAGGTGGTGAAACGTATGCCCAAAATTGTTACTTTTAGGCACAAAGGAAACTTTTCCAAACTTGATACATACTTCGGAAAAGCAAAAAAAGCGCTCAGGTTAAGCATTCTTGATAAGTATGGCAGGAAGGGCGTCGAAGCGTTGAAGAACGCAACACCTGTTAATACTGGGTTCACCGCAAACTCGTGGACGTATGAAATTAGGCGTGACAATCGGGGTGCCACAATCGAATTCAGTAATACGAATAGGAATCAGGGAATTTTGGTTGTTGTGCTTCTAATTTATGGCCATGGGACAGGCACTGGCGGCTATGTAAGAGGGATAGATTTTGTAAATCCAGCGCTTCAGCCAGTCTTTGAGGAGCTTGCAGATTCTGCTTGGAAGGAGGTAACTGCGCTTTGAGTATTGTTGACGAGAGAGTAGTCGAAATGCGGTTTGACAATGCCGACTTTGAGCGAAATGTTCAAACCAGTTTAGGCACTCTTGATAAGTTGAAAAAAGCTTTGAACTTAAATCCGGATACCTCCGGCTTGGAGAAAATTAACGGGCTTTCTGCAAACATGGACTTTAGTGCCATGAGGGATGGCGTGGAAGCGGTGAGAATGAAATTTTCCGCTCTTGAAGTTATGGCCATAACAGCGCTGACAAATATTACAAATAAGGCCGTTGACGCGGGAATGTCCTTGGTTAAGTCCTTGTCGTTAGATCAGATAACCGCCGGAATGAACAAATACGAGCAGAAGACAACTGCTGTGCAAACGATTATGTCTGCAACTTCTCGAACATGGGAAGAAGAGGCTAAAGCGGCTAATTTCGCTGGCACACAGATGGAGTTCGTCGATGAACAGCTTGAAAAACTTAACTGGTTTTCTGATGAGACTTCTTATAGCTTTACGGATATGACCAGTAATATTGGTAAGTTTACTTCCAACGGTGTTGGCCTTCAGGATTCTGTTCAGGCGATGGAGGGCATTTCATCATGGGCCGCAAAATCCGGTCAGAATACCCAAGCTGCAAGCAGAGCTATGTACAATCTGGCTCAGGCTTTGTCTGTCGGCTCCGTTAAGTTAATAGACTGGAAGTCTATCGAAAACGCTAACATGGCTACTCAGGAGTTTAAACAGACTGTCCTTGATACAGCAGTCGAGCTTGGGGCCATGGAAAAAGCGGAAGACGGAGTATACAAATCTGCTTCTGGCGCCGAAGTTAGTGTCACGAATTTTAATGAGGATCTGAAGAAGGGCTGGTTTACTTCCGAAGTTCTGATGGCGACTTTGAAAAAATATGGTGCCGGTGCGCAAAGGCTTAGCGAAATTACGAACGAGTATGACACCACTGCTTCAAAGTTTCTTAAGGGTATGGACGATTATGCAGAAGGCAATAAGTCCATGGATCAGATCGCGAGAGAAGTAGGTATCAGCGCGTCGGAGCTTAAGCCGCTGTTTGAGGAGCTCAGCGCAGAAGAATACAAGCTTGGAATTAGTTCGTTCAAGGCTGCTCAGGAGGCAAAGACCTTTACCGAGGCGATCGATGCTACTAAGGATGCTGTGTCGACGGGATGGATGACTACCTTTGAGACGATCTTTGGTAACTACGAAGAAGCTAAGGTTCTTTGGACAGATCTTGCCAATACTCTCTGGGATATTTTCGCTGCTGGGGGCGAAGTTCGGAACGAAATTCTCGGCATTTGGAAGGAACACGGCGGCCGTGATAACCTCATTCAGTCGTTTAAGAATCTGTATGCTGCTATTACAGCGCTTATCGCTCCGATAAAGGAAGCCTTTGACCAGATATTTCCGTCCACGGTGAGCAAATCTGCGGCAAAGCTGATAACGTTTACTTACAGACTCAGGGAGTTTACCGCAGGCCTTAAGATTAGCGATGAAACTGCCGATAAAATCAAACGCACTTTCGCAGGTGTATTTGCAGTTCTTGATATTGTCAAAAGGGCTTTTTCGGCAGTTGTTTCTGGTATTATTCAGATCGCCACCGCTTTACTTCCTCTTGGCAACGGCTTTCTTGGGGTTACTTCGTCAGTGGGTGATTTTCTCGTCGGCCTTGACGACACGGTAAAGAAGACAGATATTTTCAAGAAGGTCATAGACGGGGTTGTGCAATTTCTCATCGGGATCCCGCAGAAGATTGACAGCATTTTCCAGCAAATCACCGGGTCTTCAATAGGAGATGCTTTCGGAAAGATCGCTGACACGATCAAAGGCGCTATTGACAAAATTAAGGGCTTCTTTGAAGAATTCGGAAAGATTGATTTTGGTGGTGTAGATAAGTTTAAGAGTGACACCGAGCAGAAGCTCAACCCGATCAAGAAGCTGTTTGATGGGCTAAAAAAGATATTCGGTGGTCTTTGGGAGTTTTTAAAGAAACTTGCTCCAGTGCTTGGAACTGTCGTAAATACGGTTGGTGAAATACTAGGGAATCTTGGGAATCGAATAAAAGAAGGTGTTAAGAATATGAATCTCGACACCTTCGGGAGTTTGTTAGGAGGAGGCATTCTTCTCGCTATTGGCGGTAAATTCACGGGCTTCGTCGATAATCTTAAGAAAACAAGTAGTGGTTTTACTGGCATCTTCGACAGCATAAAAGAAGTGTTTGGCAATTTAGCCGGGACGTTTGGAAGTATTAAGGGCGTACTTGACGGCGTTAAGGACTGTTTCGTCGCATGGCAAAAAGATCTTCAGGCCAAAACGCTCATAAAGATTGCCGCCGCGATCGCCATTCTTACCGCTTCGCTGTTTGTATTATCTACAATTGACCCGAACAAGCTTGGCTCCGCTCTGACTGCAATGGGCGCCGAGTTCGTTCTCATGATTAAGTCTATGGAAAGCTTGGCCAATATTAACAGCAAAGGGCTAATGAAAACTGCGGGTGCGTTGTTGCTTGTGTCTGTTGCTATGCTTATTCTTAGCTCGGCGTGTAAGAAGCTTGCAGATCTTGATTGGGAAGGAATATTCAAAGGTGTTGTGGGGGTCGCTGCTCTGTCTGTGATCATGACAAAAGTAGCCAAAAGCCTTTCTAAAGACGGTGGCCAAGTTATGAAGGGCACGGTTGGCCTGATTGCATTTGCTATAGCAATTAAATTGCTTGTTGATCCGGTTAAGAAGCTGAGCGAACTTAGCTGGGAAGAATTGGGTAAAGGACTAGCCGGTGTTGGCGCTTTGTGCGCGGAAATAGCTGCCTTTCTGAAGTTTAGTGATCTCGATGGCATTGGCGTAACAAAAGGCTTGGGCCTCATGGCTCTTGCCGTTTCGATTGGGCTTCTTGCAAAATCTGTCGAGAAGTTTTCCTCCATGGATACTGATGCTATGAAGCAGGGGCTTATCGGCGTCGGAGCGGTTCTGGCAGAAGTAGGATTGTTTACTAAACTGACTTCTGGGACAAAAGGCCTTATTGGGACATCGATTGGCATGGCGCTATTAGCAGCGTCTATGCTGATATTTGCCTCGGCGATCGAAAAAATGGGGAGCATCGATCCGCAGCAACTAGCGATTGGCTTAGGAGCAATGGCAGGTGTACTGGTCGAGGTTGGTATCGCCATGAACCTGTTCCCAAAAGATATTCTTGGTAAAAGCGTTGGGCTTTTAGTGGCCGCCGCTGCAATCACCGTGCTTAGTAATGCTCTTAAAAGCATGTCAGGAATGTCGTGGGAAGAGATAGCAAAAGGTTTAGTGGCCATGGGAGGAGCTCTTGGCGAACTTGCCATTGCTCTGAACTTTATGAATGGAACGCTTGGAGGTTCTGCCGCATTACTTGTTGCTGCAGTCGCTCTGGGGATGTTTGTTCCTGTTATCAAAACTCTTGGCTCAATGGACTTTAATGCTGTACTTATTGCTCTTATTGCAATGGCTGGAACGTTCGTTGTTCTTGCTGCTGGTGCAATGGCTTTGGGCCCTGTGATTCCGGTGGTGTTTGGATTATCAGCAGCAATAGCGCTTCTTGGTGGCGGACTTATTTTGCTTGGGGCCGGTCTTGGGAGTGTCTCCGCTGGCATTTTAGCGCTTGCCACAAGTGCTGCGACAGCTGCAAAAGCAATCGATATGATCGGGAAAGCCGGAGACGCGACAGGCGCGGGGCTCTTAGCTTTCGCCACGAAAACGTTAATAGAGGTGGTTTCAATGATAGGAAAAGCTATCATTGGATTCATACCGGCACTGGTGGTGAGCATTGCTGAAGGTATTGTGCAAATAATCGAAGTGATAGGCAATTCCGCAGCATCGATAGCCAAAACCATAGTTCAGGTAGGGAGCGCTGCCTTGAAAGCTCTTAGCATACTAATTCCTCAATTTCTTGATTTTATAGTGAAGCTTCTTCTTGCAATCCAGCAGAAAGCTCCTATTATTGTTGAAACTGTCGTAAGAATAATCACGTCATTGCTCAACTCCATACGAACTCATGCCGGAGAAATCACGTCGACCGTCGTCGATACGATCATTGCAGTCATACGAGCAATCACGGATAGGATTCCCGATATTATTCAAGCCGGTATTGACTTGATATTCGGTCTGATCGAGGGCCTTGGGCAAGGCATTGAAGACAATGCGGAGAAGCTTCGCGAAACGATGGTGAGCTTCTGCGAGCACATCATCAATGCAGTCAAGAATTTCCTTGGCATTAACTCGCCGTCAACCAAGTTTATTGAAATCGCTGAAGATATTGTCAACGGTTTGATCGAGGGTATCGGCAAGAAGATCGAGGAATTTAAGAATAAGCTCAAAGAACTTATCGATCAAGGCATTCAGAAGGTCAAAGAAAAATTTGGCGAGTGGAAAGAAGCTGCTAAAGAGATGATTACTAATGTAATCAACGGCGTTCATGAAAAGATCGAAGAGTTTAAGACTAAAGTTACGGAGCTTATCGACAAAGGTAAAGAGGTCGTATCCAACAAAGTAAGTGAGTGGAAAGACGAAGCTGTTAAGCTCATAGGCGGCATCATTGAGGGTGTTGGGAGCAAGATCGAGGAGTTCAAAACCAAGTGCGAAGAGATCATCAACGCAGGCAAGAAGGCGATCGAGGATAAAGTCAAAGATTTTATTACCATCGGCGAAAACATAGCCAAAGGCCTTGTCGAGGGAATTAAAGGCGGAGTTAAATTGGTTGCGGACGCAGGCTCAAGGCTGATTAATGCAGCGAGAGGTGCGTCAGAGAAAGAAGCCGAAGTGCAGTCCCCGTCGAAAGTCTACAAGCGAATCGGTAGATATTTGTGTGAAGGTCTTATCATCGGTATGGACGAGTACCGTGGTAAGGTGGCTAAGAGTTCCAGACGAATGGCAGAAGCAGCCATTGATTCCTGCAGAAATACTGTGTCCGACATTGCTCAGATGATCGAGGACGGGGTCGAGTCTCCGATAATTACACCTGTTGTTGATACGTCTCAGATCGGAAACGGAGTTAGAAGCATTGCAGATATTTTCAACAGTAGCTCGTATCAGATTCCGTTTAACGCAGATCTCGGGAAAGCTTCCGCTGAGTCACAGATGTTCAACGCTATGAAGAATGCAATGGCTGATGTGAATAAGGAATCTGGGCAAACGATTAACGGCGGTGTGAACGTATATGTTTACGGTGCTGAAGGTCAGGACCCTGTCGCGGTAGCGGATGCGGTAGAGCAGAGACTCCTTGTCAAGTTTGATCGGTTGAGGGCCGCAAGAGCATGAACAACTATCTGATTATAGACGGTAAATCAAGCCTCGACTTCGGACTTGTGATTTCCGGGAGAGGCGTGCAGAATTCTCCGGAGAAACGATACGAGGAGCTCGACATCCCTGGACGGAACGGAAAGCTTTTATTGAACAGTGATCGCTTCTTCAACAATGTTCAGGTGTCCTACGAGTCGTTCATGTACGAGGATTCGCCGGGATACCATTCAAAATGGGACCACGATCAGGCATTCAGACAGAGGGCGCTTAGCGACAGGCTTTGCGCCCTCCGCTCGTTTCTCGGATCGAGGGATGGATATTTCCGATTAGAGGATACGTATCATCCTGACGAGTTTCGGCTCGCTTATTACTCTGAAGCTTTCAACCCGGAGATGAGCCAGTCATTGAACTTAGCGCAATTCACACTGACATTCACGTGCAAACCGCAAAGGTTTCTTAAACTTGGGGAAGAAACGATAGCCGTAACGAGTGACACTACGATTGCGAACCCAACGCTTTTCGAAGCAAAGCCTTTGATCAGAGCGTACGGAACCGGCTCGTTCTCTATAAACGGAGTGACGCTTAAGATCACAGCTGCAAATTCGTACACCGACATCGACTGTGATCTCATGGAATGCTATAAGGGGTCCACGAATTGTAATGGCAACGTGGTTCTGCAAAACGGTGCGTTTCCTTCTCTTCCATCGGGAGATGACGTTATAAAGTTGTCAGGCATCACAAAGCTCGAGATAATTCCGAGATGGTGGGTGCTTTAAAAGGAGGTGAGTTTATGATCCCGATTCTTTTCGACCCGAACGACGGAATAGAAAACGGTTTCACGACCAATGGAATCGGGAGGCTCTCCTCCTGTAGTCGTTGTGAAGTGACTGAGTCGCTTGAGATGGAGTATGAGCTTGAGCTTGAGTATCCAATGACCGGCATCAACTACTCCGAGATTGTGGTTGGGCGAATCATTGGCGCAATCCCGTTTCAAAATGGCAAGATTCAGGGCTTCGAAATTTACAAAATCACAAGACCGATAGGCGGACTTGTCACGGTATACGCACGGCATGTTGCCCATCAGCGTCTTGATCTGACACCTGTGCGGGAATTTTCAGCTGGCAGCATCAAGCAAGCGTTTGAAAGTGGGATTAAGGCAAATGCCTTGGAGCCATGTCCGTTTACGTTTACAACAGAGTTCTCAGACAATATTTCCTTCGTGAACCCTTTGCCCACTTCCATCAGATCTCTTCTTATTGGAGAAGATATTTCTGTTCAAGCCTTATACGGCGGTGAATTCGAATGGGATAACTATACCGTTCGGCATAAAAAGAACAGAGGGTCCGATAAAGGCGCAATAATTCGATACGGCAAAAACCTCATTGACGTCACTCAGGAAACAAACATTGAAGAAACTATTACTGGAGTCTTCCCATACTGGAAGAGTAATGAAGCATATGCCAGAGCAGATACGCCAATACAAAGTGGCAATGCTGGGAAATTTCCGTATCACAGGACAGAAGTGGTTGATGTCACAAGTGATTTCCCTAATCAGCCAACGCAGGCTCAGTTCGCATCTTGGGCAAGGGACTATATCGAGAAAAACAAGATTGGTGTTCCTGTAGTGAGTCTCACCGTCTCATTTGCTGATCTTAAAAATACGATTGAGTATCGAGATCTCAAGTCCGTTCCAAGCATAAATCTTGGTGACATTGTAACAGTGAGATTCGAGCGGCTCGGGATAGATGAGCAAGCTGAGGTCAATCGTACAGTTTGGGACGTGCTGAGAGAGACATACGTTTCCGTTGATATTGGGGAAAAGAAGAATACTCTTGCCGGAAGACTTGTGGAAACAGCTGTAGTGGCAGATGAAGCAGTAACTCCAACACTGATGTCCAAGAGCGTTGATAGGGCTACTGGGATGCTGAACAGCGGTCAAAGGGGGCACTTCATAGTCGGAAGAAACGAGGAAGGATGGTCTAACGAAGCACTGTTTCTGGATAATGAGAACCTTGCTAAAGCTAAAAACATTTTACGTATTAACAATCAAGGCATTGGCTTTACGGATGGTGGATATTCCGAGGGCAACTATTATCAGAGCTGGACTATAGACGGGCATCTTACTCTCGGCGGGATCGGGAACCATTATGGGGACTTTATGATCCTTGACGAAAATGGTATTCCTACTGTACAGATGGACAAGTATGGGCTTCGGCTTTGGCGAGTTGAAGCGATTGGATATTTGGACAATGGGATTTTCTATGAAGACGGGAGTAAAACAAAACCGATAACTCCGAAAGAAGGAAGCGTATACTATGAGCTTTCGGAAAGAAAATTCTATATTCGGAACGGGACAGAGTACAAAGAGGCTTCAGGAATAGAAGGCCTGAACGCGAGGATGACCAGCGATGGCCTTGGTATCTATAACGGCGAAATTGATCTTAAGTGGAACGGGCAGACGGGTCTGTATTTCAAAGCCTCTGACGGATCTACTGGGAGTAGCGACGAGTTGCAAATAGGCGACTTTGTTGTTTCGACCGCATACAATCGACAAATTTTTCAGTCTTCAGACGAAGCTACAGGAATGAGCGGTGATCCGGAAGAAGACGGGTCTTACTTTTTGTGGGCAGGATGGAGAAGTGACAGCGACTTCTCGTTTGCAGTCGAGAACCACGGTGGAAACGGAAACGACAAAACCATAGTGAAAGGGCATCTTGTTGTCAACGGCGTTGATATTCTAGATAAGATTCACGAGCTAGAGGAAAGCATTGATGACGATAGTGGCGGAAGCGATGACGGCGGATCCACTTCTGGAGATAGTGGTGGAAG